GTGGAAACCGGCCTCAAAAAAAAGCGACTGTCCTTGTCTTGCTTTTTTGAGTTACACGATACGCATGCAGCTACTAAGTTCTCCGGGTTCAATATCTCACCGCCCTTGGCAACCGGCTCCACGTGATCCACTGTTGTGGCCGGAGCTGCACAATACTGGCACGTGTGGCCATCTCTTGCCAAGATATAGACACGCATCTTGCGCCAAGCTGAGCCATAAACCCGAGCATGCTTACCGCTGACCATCAATGCCACCCATGTTTCTGCCAATGACGATAAGCATTGCACATTGATCCATGACGTGACTGGCAGTAGCGAATGCTCCAGTCAATCTGGCGATAGCCATCAAGCTCTCGATACTTAGGATTTCTCATCTGCCCTAGACCATAATGCGATCCATTGATTGCATTGATATTCCAATGAGATTCAGCTGTTATCAGTTTATTAAAGCACTGAAACTGTTGATAGTTAATAATCCTTGAATGTGCATATAGCTTCAGATAATCAATATCTGTCACTGCTTCCGCTGGTGTTGTGCCAACAATACATAGCACACCCAATAGCACCAGACTTCGCTTGCGAGCTATCCGCATCAGCGGCTCGCCAGCGAGTATGGAGCGTATCCATGAAGTCAAATACCGGTCAAGTCTGAGCGTACTCTTGGGCGTTGCGCACACCCTGTGGATACTGCCTGTGGATAACTTATTCATAGAGATAGCCCTTCAACCTTTGCATCATCCACCAGCTTGATGCCCAATGCTCCACATCCCAGACAAGTAGCGAACCACTCATGAAGCGATAGCTCTGACGTTTTCCGGATGCCATGGCGTTGCTTTGTTTTTCCGTAGAGCTTTGCGCAGATTGAGCAATCAAATTCAAGTATTGGCATGGATAGATTTCCTTAAAGTCTCAATGGGTTGCAGATTGATTTGGCTTACCCAGTAACCGCCTTGAGCTGATTGGAACCTTGGACGCTTTGCAACGCCCACTGGTATCCAGCCCATCACGTAATAGGTCGGTGATTCGCCTACGACTAGAACAGCGATGTCAGTATCACGATCATCTTCGCTGATAATTAAGTGACCGCGTTTGTGTGGCGTTTGTTTAACTTCAATTGCCACGCCGTTCCAATAGACATCCGGTTCATTCTTGAATGTATTGACTGTCGGCACAAAGTCGGCAACACCAAAGTATTTGGCCACTGCCATCTCAGCTCCAACAGCTTCTGAATGGATCACAACGGCATTGTGAAAGTTGCCACGCTCTTTGATGCCCTTGGGATTTGAGCCATAGCGTGACTCTCTGGCTAATCCGGCAGTATGCGCAATGATTTCATCTTCACGCGAGAGTCGCACCATAATCATCTGCAATCCCAACAAAACCAAATTATCTTTTCGTTACCGAATCCCTTTTGATAACCAAAGTCATCAAATTTGACCAGCCTTGAGCATTTGTCACATTGCTCGACTTTGTAGGTTGCAATGACTACGCCATCTTCCATGAGTGTGCAAGTCATAGTGCGCGGATTAATAACCTCAATTGGCCCACTCATACTTGCGGCTTCCATTTGCCATCGCTGCTCATGACAAGCCAATTCGGATCGCACTGCTCTGGCTTCTTTTCAATGCAGCTGTAATTTGCCCAGGCTTTGCCAGTCGTCTTTGACGTGCCTTCTCTGAAGATGCGCTTGCCATGTCTGCACTGTTGCAATGTATCCGGTGTGCCAGCTGCATCGACTTCTTCTTGCGTCTTAAACGATGGCACTTCACCAAATTTGGTCGTCCAGTAATCGTAGTCAAGGTCAGTCTTTGCAACCTTTGCCGGTAGAGCTTCAATCTGCTCCATAGTCTCGCGGGTTGTGCGCTCTGCACCGCCCATAACAAGTTGCATAACTCTAAGAATTGCAGATGTGCAAGTGTCCTCAACGAACCAGCGTTTCATGTTTTGGACGTATGCGCCTTGATAGCCATAGGCATGGTCAATGCCTGCTGGGTGTGTGTCATCTGACTGGCGGAATGCTTTGGCCTCAACCAGCACAAATCCCTTTTCAGCATCAAATTGCACAATGCGTGTCTCAATGCGTCCGGCTGGATAAGTCGCTAACCAGCGATCTGTGCGAGCGCGAGCGGCTTCGTAGCCGTCCAAGAATCCCATTAGCGCACTGCCTTAGATGATGCGTGACGGCCAACGGCTTTGCCGCGTTGATAACCTTCACGATGGCCTTCTTTGTATCCGACTGCATAGCTGCAAATAGCCCACAGAATGCAGGCTATTGCCATGAGGACAAATAGCCCGATTTCACTTGTTGTCATTTTTTGCTCCCGATTCTGAGAGCTGCGAACCAGCTCCCGAATTACAGAGTGACACGCATATCCGACAAATTCAAGAATGACGCCTAAGAATCGGCGTGTCGGTTACTTTTTGAGAGCCATTTCAAGAATCAATGTGTCAAGCCTTTGCTCAATTCTGCTCACTTGATCCTTGAGACTGTTCCCGCCATTGGGTTGCAGTTCCCGCATGATCGACTTCACCATGAATCTCATTGACGAATAGATGGCAGTCAGCACCGCAAGAACAAGCCCAGCGACCGCCGTCCATTCGCCTACGCTCACTTCTTGTTGCCGAAACTTACGTCATTTGGATTAGCCCAGCGAGCAAGTACCGGAACAAGTCCAGCCACTAAGCCCATTGCTAAATCCTTTGGATTGGTATTGCCAGTCATATAGACGGCCAACGCACCGGCGACTGAGCTTCTTGCCCATGATGCCAGCATTGCTTTTGCTTGATCCATTAGTTGTCTCCTTTGTTCAAGCTCCCGATGAGTGCCGCGACTTTCGCTTCACTCAATCCGATTTCCCAGTGCATTTCATCGCGGCGTTTCCAATTTTCAGAACCGCCCCAAATAAGTCCATATTTCTTTGAAAGTGCCTTAATCATTGGAATTTTCTCAGCTGGGAACGTGCCGACTTTACCAAGTGGGTGTTTCGTAGCGTTGAGATCAATGGCAGTTCCAGAAGCATGATTGCTCAATGTGTCAGTCGAGCCTCGTACCATGCGAAATGCATAACCCCAATCATCGAGTGCGCCTTCATCAATTGGCTCAATCAGCTCATGAAATTCTTTGCAGAATCCAGCGATCAATGGTGCAACGGCTTTGGCACATCGCACCTTGACCTTTGTTCCCTCGATTGGAACGCTGATGATTTGGATTTCAGCTGCATCTTTCGATGCCGGCCATCCGTTATGACTTTGGAGCTGCTTCAAGTGCCTCAACCTTTGCGGTTAAATCCTGAATTGCCTTAACAAGAATTGGAATCAAGCGACCTTGGGTCACTTCCAATTTTTCTGGATTATCGCGGAAAGATAATTGCAAAGAATCGGCAGCACCTAAAGCATCTTCCAATGCGACAATATCTTGAGCAATAAATCCAATGTCAGCAATTCCAACTTTGCCTTGGGTTTCAATTTCATTGCCTTCATGATCTATACGAATTTCTGGGCGTGCGTTCCATTCAAATGAAACAGGCTTTAATTGCTTCACAAAATCCAACCCGTGTTGAAGCGGTGCAATATCTTTTTTATCTCTTTGGTCTGAAAGTGATGTAATAGATGTAACCTGACAACGCAATGTTCCAATGGATGAATTTCCCAATGTAATTGTGTTCGAAACTGTCGCTGAAGAAGCTAAAGAACTATAACCAACGCATGTGTTATTTGTTCCAGTTGTGATGTTACTTCCAGCTGCTGCACCAATAGCCGTATTCAAAACACCAGTTGAGGTGCTTAAAGCGTAAGAACCAAATGCTGTAACTTCAGAGGCTGTTGTGTTAGTGGCTAAAGCATTTTGACCCATAGCCGTGTTGTAAGTACCCGTGGTGTTGAATCGTAAAGCATCAGCACCAAAAGCATTATTGTTTCCTCCTGTTGTATTTGCACCTAAAGCGTAAAGACCTAGTGCGTTACTTGTCGAGCCAGTGGTGTTTGCACCGAGAGCATTATTACCTACGGCGGTGTTGAAGCTTCCAGTCGTGTTTGCACGTAGAGCGTCTTGGCCTACGGCATTGTTATATTGACCGGTTGTGTTTGCACCTAAAGCAAAAGAACCTAATGCAGAATTTAATGAACCTGTGGTATTTGATGCTAAAGCTGATGCACCAACGGCGGTATTTGTTGAAATGTTTCCAGCACTTCGACCAACAACTAAACCATTAATTGTTGAGTCGGCTGAGGTGGTTACTGTTGTTAAACCTGTTAATGAGCCAGTGTATTTCAATCCAGTTGCTTGAGCAGAATCTGCAACCAAAACTGTGTTGTTTGCACCTACTGCCAATCGCGCCGGTGTATCGGCTGCCGTTGCAGTTATTAAATCGCCTTTTGCATCCACAATTGTGTTTTGAATTGCGTTGGCATCATCTGATGTAACCCACACAAAATCCATGTCGGTGTTTGAGTTTTTGGCAAGCACCTGCCCGGATGTGCCACCTAATAGATCAGCCATTGATGTTGCAACAGCTTGACCAAAGACTTCAAAGTCAGCTGGTAAATCTGTGACCAAATCAGTGGCCGTCGGCATTTGCCAACTGAATGGTGTTGTCGGATTGCTCATATTTTCTCCTTATGCCACGACTAGGGCGTGTTCCCAGTCAAGTATCCCAGAAATTGTATTCCAAGCCTCAGCGACACTTACATCTTGCCATTGCATAGCCTGCAAAGAATATGAAAGCGGCGAGAGATTGAGTGAGACGCTAATTTCGTTGTATGCAGCTTGGAACGTCCAGCCTTCAACAAATCCCAAATAGGTTCCGGCCGACATATTGAGCGGCATATCGGCAATCGCCAGCGGCATTCCCATGAACACGTTAATTAGTGAATCTCGGTCAGCATCATCAATCTCTGGATTTGTGAGCTGATAAGTAATCTGATTGAAATTGTATTGAGGATAAGCCCGGAGTGTTAAATAGAAATCTGCCTGATCTTGGGCATCAGCCATGTGTTTCACTGTGGTCGTAAATATCTGGGCGAGTTGGCCATATAAGCCGACTGATGTCGTATCGGTTGCATCCACTTCTGACGTTGAATTTGTGCCATATTTCAGAGTTATCGTATTGCGCACATCGCCGGCGCGTTGCTGGATAGTCAGCCCAGCGCCTTGAGCATCGTTAGCCGAAAGATTGACATATCCGTTCGTTGCCAAGTAAATGGATCGATGCGTCGAATCTGCGTAAGAGATTTGGCCTTGAGCATTCTCGTAGATATAGCCCAAGCCGCTAGTTGCTAGAGCTGCAACAAGTGAATAAATATCTGTTCGACTGGATGCTCTCTGTGCAAGCTCATAATTTCCTGGAGTATCAATTTCACCAAGTCCGGTATTTTGAGCATTTGCCCAAGTCTCGGTTGGGTCATAAGTATTCCACTGGAGCGCAGCTGGTACTTCTCCCCAATTGTTAAGCAGTAAATCTTGCAAGATATGGAGAATCTGGTCGCCGTCAAAGTCCTGAACCAAAGTGCCATCCGTCAAAGCCTTTGGCAATCTAGCCAATGCACCCAAGGCAATTATCTTGACCCGCTGGGCATAAGCCACATTTCCCAATTCGGCCACTGAGATGGCCACATCGACAATTGAACCCCCAAAGATTGGTATGAATGTAGCTGTCGAATCTTGCAATTCAATGGTCAATGAATCATTGATTCCAATAATTACATTTGATTGATCCAAATTGATAAGTTCAATGTTGGTGTATCCGGCTTGAGCCTGCTCATAAATATTAGTTCGGCCAGATGTAATAGTGAGATTAGACAAGATGGCAGTCTGGTATTCGACGCCAGCAATCGTTACTCGCCATACTGGATTAAAGACTGTCATATTGCCTGCAAGTTGGATGCGCCGCCTGTACCGCGGAAGTATGAATCATTGAGTGTCTCCACAATTGTGCGAGCTGTTCCCTCTGCATCGATTGCGCCATTGACTGTGATATTGATGCGTTCTGCTGTTGAAAGCCCGCCAGTGACCCCCAAGCGAGCCGCTGCCGCTGCTTCTCTGGCATTGCGTAGGCGTTCAGTCTCAGCTTTGAGTTCTTCGCGTCTTAGGATTGCAGCTTGCATTGCTGGTGAATATGCCCCTAATGGTGCGCCTGTAAATGTGCGCGGATCATTGCCGCCCATGCTTCCACCAGTATCGAATCCGCCGCCAGTGCCGCCAAAGTCGCCACCGATATTTGGGTCAAATTCTGCTCCACCGGCTTTCAAGCCTTTGGAGTTATCTCCACTTAATCCAAAGAATCGAGTGACTGGATTATCGGTCATGAGCTTGATGAATGCTTTGACTGCATTGATAACGCTGGTGACGACTGTGACAATCTTGGCAAAGCCTGAAATCGTGACTGAAATAATTGTTCCTAAGACGCTAAATGCGGCTTTAAGTGTGCCACCGATAATTGGAGCCAAAGTATCTCTTGCAAATTCTCCGACTGCCTTCATGAAATCTAGCAATGGCTTTAATTCCTCGGTGTTATCGCCAATGGCCTTTTGAACCTTCTCAAATGCACCGCGCAATCCGTTAATGGCTGGCGTGAGAATTGATGAGAATATGGGAATCAAGAAATCATTGATGAATCCCCAAATGCTCTTGAAAGCTGGGAGCAATACTTCTTGAATGTAAGTTCCAAGGAATTTGATTACCGGTTGCAACTTTGGCCCGATTTCATCTGCAAATTTCTGAATGGCTGGCACGACATCCTTGACGAAAGTATTGACCATGGGTGTGATTGCATCGAGTACAAATGAACCGACTGTCTCTTTACCTTCATCAAATGCCACATTGAGACGAGCCATCTTGCCGGCAAATGTGTCAGCTTGTTGTGATGCCTGATTCTTGAATGTGTCACTGAGCTTGGCCGTGATTTCTTCAAATGACATAGTTTTAAGCTCTGCTGCACTGATGCCCACGCCCAATTTGCCTAGAGCTGTATTCTGCCCTTCGGCACTCTTTGCAAGCGCATTCGAAACAGCCTCTAAACTTTTGCCACTGCCCGCAGAAATATCAAGCGCAAGAGCCTGCAATTCTTGAGCCTTTGTCACATCCTTGACACTTCTGAGCAAGCGATCTAGCGATGGCCTCAACTGGTCGTCGGTGATTCCGTTGGCCAAAGATGTTTTCAGAATATATTTTTCAGTTGCGGCAATCTGGTCGTCAGTTGCACCAGTTACATTCTTGAGAGTGTTGGCAAGCTTGGCTTGAGCAGCTTCATCGGCAATGGCTGATTTGACGCCATCAATGAGCAATTTAGATGCGTAAGCGGCGGCGGCAATGCCAGCAGCTGCAAATGCTAACCCGGCCTTCTTGCCAAATTCTCCAACCTTTGAGCCGAAGCTCTCAATTTCATTTTGACCGCCCTTAATGCCTTTTTTGAGTTCGTCAAAGTCAGCATCGAAAGTTATCTTTACCTTTGGAATTCCAGCCATTAGTTGAGCCTCAAATCGTTGATAATTCCTTGAACGACTGCAATGTATTCTTTTGCAACCACTGGAGTGTAATAATCGACGGCATCATTGATCCAATAGCCAGAAGCATTTTGCGGAGCTTTGAATCGATTGCTATATCTGCGACCAGCTCTATCGACACCAGAATGAGAGCCATATTCAGAACCCCAAAGCAATGCACCCGCTGGAGCTGCACTACGTCCAACCTTGTTGCCTTTTCCGCTTTTGCTTGCAGTGCCGCCGTATGGCCGACCGACTTTTTTTGACCCGCCAAGATCAACACGAATCAATCGATCTCGGGGAGTGAGCATTGATTGGAGTACCAATTTAGTCTGTGGAGTAGGTGAGCTACCACCGAACATCATGAGCTGACCGGCAAGCCTTTTTGAAAGAGGTTGGGCAGCATCTCTGACCCGACCTTGAGTTTCTTTGTCCAATGTATTAAGAGTAGAAATTAAATTCTTCAGCGCGTATGGTTCGACTTCAATGCGAAATGAGCCTTGACCCTTTGTCGCCTTAAATGCCATGATCTCGCTCCAATATCTCGAATGCTGTAAGAATCTGCTCCGCCGTCGTCCATTCGCTCATCGGAATCTTTGTGGCTATTGCAAGCTCAAGGACTATTCGACTGAGACT